TCTTTTAATTTATTATTGTTTTGAAGTAACATCTGTTCTATTTTATCTGTTTCAGATTTATTAGAAACACTTCTCTTAGAATATAACCATAGAAAAGTCATAACTAGCCAAGCTATAGCAAAAATTATAACTAAAACTATTCTATAATCAATCTTGTAATTTTTTAGACTCATCTTTTTTGTTTAATTTGTTAAACTTTTCAATCCTCTCCTGAATTTTCAGATTTGCTTCCTTCTGCTTCTCCTCTTGAGTTATTTGTTTTGTACTTTTCGAGTTCATTTTTAACAAGAGTTTTACTTCACCATATTTTTGTTTTGCACCTCTAGCCATAACTATTTCTGTATACCGATGTGTTCTTTTATTAATTCGATATCCCTTTCAAGATTCTTTATTGAATCTTCTAACACTTCTCCATTACTGTCAAGTAAAATACATTTAGCTGACATTGTTCTAGCACATGCGTATGTCAACAATGACTCATCTGTAACATGCATTGGATTATCTTTTTTACGGATGTCATTTTCATTATCAAGTACTCTTTTGAAAAGAGTTGCATTTAAAACTGTAGATGCAATTAGTAATATAATTATCAAAACCATGCTTTATAATTTTAGTTTTCAAAAAATCCCTCTATTTCATCCTCTCTTAACATGATATATGTTAGACCATCTATTGTTACAGGTCTCCCTGTTGTAGTACGTCTCCAACAAATATTCATACCAACTTTGACGTTTACTGTGTCTGGTCCTATAGAGACAACTTTTGCTCTCCTTACACCATCCTGAGCCTCTTCATCGTTACTTTTTAGAAGAATTCCTGCAGGACCTTCTGTTATAAAAGTATCGTGTTGGTTTTCAACTTCCAACACGAGTACTCTGTCATACAATGTATTACTTATCATAGTAGCAGATAAATATTAATTGTCTATTTCAATATTTTCATCTTCTGTAACCTCTTCTTTTTCCGGAGAAGATTCGTAAGGGAAGATATCTACCAATGGAGAGATTGCAACACTTGTGATAATAAAATCACCAAGCATACATGATAACGATTCTTTTAAACGTTCTGTTGCATTTTTTACAGAGTGTGCAGAAACCAATATTGTTTGAGAAACTTTTTTAGATTTTTCTCCATCTGTTGAAGAGTCAAATTTAATTTTACAAGTGTACCAAACATCTGAATCCTCAAAGTGAAAAATGTCATGGATCTCAGTTCTTGAGATTGCAGTAACATTAAATTCTCCCCTAACAATAGGGCCTAAATTTTCGTAGATTCGTGCTTCTGCATCTGTAAAAGACATTGCCGCTAATAAATACGGTTCAGTTACTCTTTTAAATGTCCCATTCTCCTGTTTGGAGGTATATTTTACTTTTGTTGTAAACCAATTGTTCATTTTTATTCTTTTTTAAAATATTTGTAATTACTTGATTTCTAGATAGTTATCAGAAGGGCATATCTTCGTCGTCATCTAAATCCTCTACTGATGCAATTGTAACATTTACAGGGGTTTCAAATGCTTTATTAGGTTGTACAGCACTTCCCACAGGTTTTTCTTGTTCATAAACCATAATAGGTTCTTTTTGTTGTGCAACCGGTTCTTGTTTAGTAACCACTTGTGTTGTATCAACAGGAACGCTTTTTCCTAATGGTGTGTAACGACTTCCAGAAGATGTTGATGGATCTTCTTTTGACCAAGCCAATCTACCACCTTTACCAATCTCTTTCAACATAAATTGAATAAGAGTATTTGTTTTTGCCTCTTGTGTTACAGCAGTAGGTCTGATTTTACCATCTGCTCTTTGCGCAAACTCTAAATATGGTATGTCACCCTCTGTGATAACACCCTCTTTTGATTTTTTAGCATTTGTATATGCTTTTTCAATCTTTTCGTTGTTTGCATTTTTAATAGAAATACCTTTTACTTCTCTTGGTTCTTCTGTTTCACCTTCTTTTTTCTCAGGAATAAAAGAGAATGGGTAAAATAAATACTCCTCACCTTTATTTAAGTTAGGTAATAAAGAAATTAGTTTTTCCATGAACGTGTTCTCAATACCTCCATCTGCTGTGTAAATGTTGAAATTTAAATAGAATGTATCTCCTGCTTCAGACATTAATGTAATTGAGCATTGATCACCTATTTTACTGTTTCTGATACCTGCGTTTATCAACTTACCATAAACACCACCTTGAGCATATCTTCTGTAAGATATATTACCTGTTTTGATACTTTTGTGTTCTTCAAAACCTTCTTTAGGTTCTTTTGAATTTTCGTAGAAAGTTCCTGTTTTGAAATCTACGCTAAGATAATACTTTTCTGCCATCTTTTCAATTTTTAAATGTTAAATAATAATTTTGTGATACAAATATAATACAATAAAACACTAACTTCCAAATTATTTTTAATCTTTTTCAAAAATAAAATCTTTTCGGAAAAAAGTTCCATTTATATTATCATTGAAGAACCTTGTTTTTGTTGGGTTATCTGTAGGTTCTATTACAGAATATTTAAATAAGAATTTTAATTCTAAGTAGGTTAAATGTTTTTTCGAGAACGCATAATCGAGTATAATCTTTGAATATTCTATACCGTTACTAATAAGTCCATTCAATTCTTTGTTAGACCCTGTATACTTCTTCCAATTAGACTCTTTTTTAACAATCTCATACGTCTTTAAACGTTTATCTGTGATTGTTGCCAATTGTTTCTTACCAAAATGTTTTTTAGTCATTGATATAGTACTCTTCTTACCTATATAAGATCCTTGAGGTGTTGTTATTAAATAAATAAACCCAATTGTACCTTCAGGCATTAAAGAAACATTGTCAATTATGTTCCCTTTTAAATCTTTCCACTGTTCCATTATGCATCTGCTCCTTTTGCCATTAAAATTGGCGGTTGTATAACTTTAAATAATCTTTCAAACTCTGTCTTATGGTATACATTTACCAAACCTCCTGATAATGTTATGTAACATGTTGGCGGTATTTTATAAATTAACTTTCCATCTGGACCAAACATTTTTAGGAGTCCTTTTTTAGAAGGTTTAAAAGAGATTCCTTCCAACATCTTAAATGTGTTTAGAACTTCTTCTAAATTATCTCCATTCCAAGAACATGCTTCTACTAATTGAATATACTTTGCCATTAGTTTACGATTAATTCTTCTTCTAACTCTTTTAGTAATTCTTTTACAGCATGCTCTGCTTCTTTTTCGTCTTCATCACTTATAAAAACAAAACGAGTTGATAGAAACATTTGGTAAATACTTCCTTTTGGAAAAACTATCTCTTCTAATGCATAACCAATTTTTCCAGACTGATGTGCCATGTTGAAAGTACCTATTACTGTGTACTCCTTACCTTCTTCTATCCAACAACCAGGAGGAAAACCCATAGGCATTTTAGAAGCATCGATACATTTAACTTTAAACCTCGCCATTTTCTATTTTATAATTTTTGTAAGCCAATCTTGCAAATACGTATATTAACAATATTGGGAAAAGTATTGAAAAAATTGCAAACAATTTACCTGAGGATTCAACCACTTGATCATGTATAACTATCATTGCTATTAAAGCAATTACAGCCAACACTACTAAAAATATTGGGTAGTAATAAGATTTCATTATTTCTTTCTTTGTTTTAATATTAACTCTTTTTGTCTCTCTGCGAAAAATATTATTTTATTTATTTCTCTTAATTCATCAGTACCATTGTGCCTACCAAGGTTGAATGTAAATGCTGCTTTTAAGATATTTCCTTGGGCATAATTCATATCACGTTCCTCTATTACATCCTGTATTTGTTCCCACTCTTTTTTGAATTGGTAGTAATCAGTTCTTCCACCATTATTTTTTGATGAGTTAGTCTCTGTAGTTTTGGTATCAGCCATAGTACGATTACTATGTTGTAGTGCCTGTAATGCTTTTTTAACTTTTTCTAAGTCTTCGTCTTTTATACTAATTTCTTCAGGTTCATTAACTATCCTTGCTAATTTTGGTTTAGCACCTAGTGTCAAAACTGTTGAATAATATTTTCCATCTCTAAATTCAACAACACCTGCTTCTGTACAAAAGTTGAAGATTCCTGTAGATACAATCTCTTTTCCAGATTCTACGCAAATATATGTTGTACCTTTTGGAAATGTTTTTTTACATAAGTCTACGATAGTATTAATATTAGTTATAGATGTTACTAAATCTGCATAGCCTTCACGTACAGTACTTCTTATAACTAATACACCATTTTCTGAAAAATCTACGTTTAAATTTATATAGGATTCAATACCTAGTTGCAAATTTGCGTATATGAGACCTGTAGAAGTTTTTAATTTGCCTGTTGATAAACATTTAAAGACAGTACCATTTTGGTACTTGTCTTTAACTCTTTCTAAAATGTTATTATATACCATAATGATTACGTATCTTTTGTTCGATTTCTTGTGCTAATTCTGGATTATCTTCCAACATAGTTACTACTTTATCTGCTCCTTGACCTAATTTACTGTCCATATAAGAGTACCAAGAACCGTTTGCAACTATAAGACCAAGGGATTGCCCTAATTCTAGTATCTCACTCTCTCTGCTAATACCTTTACCATACTTTATATCAAATACAGCCTTTTTGAAGGGTGCAGCAAGTTTGTTTTTAATTGTTTTACAAGTTATAGTATTATAAAGTATTTCACCTTCTTTATTTGCAGAACCTGCTTTTCTTCTTACATCTACACGAATAGAAGCAGCAAATTTTAAAGCATTTCCTCCTACGGTCGTTTCCGGCGAACCAAACATTACACCTAGTTTTTCTCGTAACTGATTTATGAATATCACAACAGTATTTGTCTTAGATGCAGCCCCAACTAATTTTCTCATAGCCTGATTCATTAAACGAGAGTTTCCTCCCATCTTGAAATCTCCCATATCACCTTCTAGTTCAGATTTAGGTACAAGTGCTGCAACTGAATCTACAACTATAACCGAAATAAGACCTGTATGTATTAGTCTATCAGCAATCTCTAAAGCCATCTCACCGTTATCTGGTTGAGATACAATTAATTTATTACAATCTACACCTAAAGCCTCTGCGTATGTTCTGTCAAAAGCATGTTCAGCATCTATAAAAGCAACTCTACCACCTTGTCTTTGTGCTTCTGCAATAGTATGTAACGAGATACTAGTATTATGGGTAACTATATAATCATCTGTAATGTATAGTTTATCTGGATGACCAATTGCTATACATCTACATTCCTCTCTACCTACTAATTTTACATCTTCTATAAATCTTCTTGAAAATGTACTAGCAATCCAATTTTTCTTATCTATTTGTCTTTTTAGTCTAAATATCTTGAAACTGTCTGATGTCATAAGCAAAGATGATCTATAAGATGGTTTACCGTCTACTTCTGCACCAGATGAGTTTTTATACTTAGTAATTCTAGAAGATGTTGTACATCTTAAACCAAGACTTCTTACTAACTCAACAAAACTGTCTGAAAGTCTTTTACTTGTAGTTGTAAAAGATAGAGTACCACTATCAACACTTCCATCCGAATCCATCAGCCCTTGTAGTAGGGCTAACCTATTCTCAAAAGATGTGTATAAGTACATATCAGGTATAAACTTAGTATGTGATTTTGTACCTAACAATCCTAAAGATTCCAATACATTATATACATCACATCTCCCCTTACCACTTTCACTTTTAATAAACGAATGATCATATTTGGTATTACTGACCTTTTTTATTATTGTGTTTGGCATTTCATTTCTTAATATCTCTGATATATTATCAATAATCTCAGGATCAGATGTAGAGTATCTAACACCACCTGCAGATAATCCACCATCACCTAATATTAAACCTAACAAATACGGATTCATAGGTAATTTTACATCGTTATCAAATGTAACTTTTTCAATTATAGGTATCCTAAACCTATTCCTTGTAACATTTGCCTCTTTTATTCCGATATCCATTATCTCTTTAAGAGATAGAACATCTCCGAATTTTGCAGACCTTCCTTCCACATACCATAAATGGTCAAGTGTACATCTTGTACTTGATTTGTCATCAAATATCACTTCATATACATCTTGCACACCTTGTTCGAAGATACCCACAACAGTAGAATTTTGACCATCTGGTGTACATACAATACTTCCTACTTCTAAAGACCCCATAGTTACAAAACCTTTTGGAGTAAGTACCTTTGACGTTAATGGTTGTGCTTTCCCACTTGATTCTGGGCCATACAACTCTATAATCCTACCTTTACCCCAACCACCACCGGTTGCAATATCTAGACCTAGTGATCCTGTAGATAATCTCTCTACATCTACAATAGCATCACCTACTATGGTAGAACCTTTTCCAAATAACTTGTCAATATCTGCTAATGCCTTTGCTAAAACATCTTCGATAACTTCTTCTTTTTTTGCCATCTTACTTTATTTTTTGTTTAAACTCTTTTGCTGTTGTTATTTTAATACTTGTACCTACATTAAGTAGGGCTATTGCCTTTCCATCAAGTATTAGTTTTGCTCTTCCACTACCGATAGTTATCTCTACAGTGCCCTCTAAATCACCTGAAGGCCTCTTTTCAATAACTAATAATGATTTTGGACTTATCTTAATCTCCCTGCCAAGAGATTGAAAGGTTACTTTTTCCATTTTATCAATTTTGTAGTACAAATATAATAAAATTTATATTATAAATATAAAAATGTATACTATTTCTTTAATATTATTTCTATTCTACCTTTCACATAATTCTCTGCAAAAACATTTACTCCGGTATATATAATATTTGTTGGTGCATAGTATACTGTAATTTTATTTTTAGGAGCTCTACTTCTTATATCTTGTTTAAGTTCTAAATATTTTTCTGAAGGAAGTATGTCCTTTTGAGTACTTAGTAAATCATTCAAGGTGTTAGTTACACTTTCATCATCTGTATTACAGAACACAATCATTTGCCTACCGTTCATCATCTGTAATATTTTTACTACAGCCATATAGATTAATTCCTCTTTTGTTGTATTTTCTTTTTTATCGACATAGAATTTATCTTCATTCAATCTTACAATATAACCTCCAATACCGTTTTCAATAAATGTTCCGATTTGTACATAACTTTTTATCATAATTTTAATTTTTTCAATGTTGCACACTACTCCCCCTACCCATACTACTATAGGTTTTACTTACGTTTATTTTTCATAACGACAGAGTCAAGAATTAGACCCCCTGTCCTAGTGTATTATATATTATTATATATAGTATTATTACTAATAGTAATAGGGGAAAATTTAGGAGTAGGAGGGATCAATTTGAACTCTCTTGATTCTCCATCAAAAATTACCTCATTTTTTAGTAAATTTATCTCTGAGCATATTTCCTGCAACATATACCCATCTCTATACACAATATTGGTAAAACCGTTATACGCATAAATTCGTTTCTGAGCACGAAACTCTGCATAAGACATAGATTTACTGCTAAGAGCCCTATAACGTCTCCTAGATTCAATTAAAAGTGCCTCTTTCAACATTCTTTTGTTGTAACTTCCACGATTAATTGAAGAATTTCGATCTACGATGGCTTTACCATGTAATTTATCACAGAAACCGTGAAGCGACAATACAGGATAATTAACATTATTACTTGAAGATATCTCTTTTTTTCGACATCTTGCACGCAGGGCTAAATCTTGTTTAGAAACCATACCTGATTTCGACTTGATTCTTGACTCCACATCTCTTAGTTTATCCTTTATTGATGCTAAACGCATCTGTTTTTTAAAGTGTGAATCTAAAACAACAAACTTACAACTAAGTACTGTTTGTTTTAGTGTACCAACTTTTATTGGGATCAATTTAAATTTTGAACTCCCTTTATAATTTTCACCATGTTTATTTGTTAGATAATTGGTTTTCTCCCTTTGTAAGTAACTCTTACCTCTTAGAATAAAACTACCCTTTTCTGTAAAAAAACATAAGTTTCTATTAATTAATTCTGGAACGTACTTTTTTAAAGTACCAATTGATAAACCTGATTTTTTAGAAAGTAATGTATAACCATTACAAAGTTTACCGTTTTTTTGATTTTTGTAGGCTCTATAAGATTCCTTATATGTCCTGTTTTTCAACAGGGTAGCGTAAATAGCAGCAAGTTTAAAATTAACAGATTCAGAGTTAGAAACATAAAGTAAATCAGCAAAAACATAAGAATGAACTCTCACAGTGAATTTTTCACTAGGATCAATGTTTTCAATAATTTGTTTTCTACTTAGTGTTTTCTTATCACTCATTGTCAATAAATAATCGTTTTTTCTTTAGCTATTTAAAATGAGGTCTGTAGAAAAATCTCGCTAAAGAAAAAACGATTATAACCGTTTACACGGAGGAATAATGTTTCTTTCTACAGACCTCATTTTAAGGTGAATCAAAGATACAAAATAAAAATATAAAAACAAGCATTTTATATAAAAATTTGTAATATTTTTGTAAAAAATTGAAAAAATATGGAGCAGTACCACTCATTAATTAAACACATTTTAGAAAACGGTGTTAAAAAAGAAGACAGAACAGGAACAGGAACAATATCTGTTTTTGGTCATCAAAGCCGATACAATTTATCAAAAGGATTCCCTTGTTTAACTACAAAGAAATTGCACTTACGTTCAATCATTGTTGAATTATTGTGGTTTCTTAAAGGTGATACAAATGTCAAATATCTAAATGAACATGGTGTAACTATTTGGAATGAATGGTGT